AGCGTCACAGAATTAAACGATGTTAACAGTGCAGGCTCCGGTAATATAATCACTTCTACCGAAAGGACAAACCTAAACAGTGCTTACGATCATATTTCTAAAACAACAAATCCTCACAACACTGGATTCAGTAATGCTTATGATTATAACATAACCGATGCCTTTTTTAAAGTTAACGAGGGCAATGCCGAGCAAGATGCAGGAATGAAGGTGCATGTAGGCAGTAATGTTTATCAGTTATTCAAATGGGATGCTACAAACGGGAGGTGGTACTTGGACGCTGACGTACACGTAGAAGGAAACATAACAGCGGCAAATGAAATATCTGCCTATTCCAGCGCATCAACGGGCGACATTTGGGATGATATGCCCGTTGCAACTGCTACGAGTTTAGGCGGTGTGAAAGTAGATGATTCAATTAGTGATGTGTATTTAGACAGTAACGATGTTCTACAAATTAGCATACCTTCCGATGCCGGGCAATGGGATTCAATTACAGGGGGAATTGAATATACAGGTGGAAATGTTAATGTAACAAATGGAATTATCAGTGAAAAAGGCTATCAAGTTTATTCGCCTAACAACAAACCCAGCAAATCAGATGTTGGATTAGGTAACGTACCTAACACTAACATTGCTTACAGTTCAACAATTGGTTTAGATGATTTAGATAGTTTAACAACTTCAAGGGACTTAACAGCAAATTCTATTTCAGCAAGTGGAAATGTAACAATTAGCGGTGATTTAACAGTTAATGGTACTGAATTTATTACCAATACAGAAACCGTAGAAATAGAGGACAATCTCGCAATAATTAACAGCGGAGAGACAGGAGACGGAGTTTCTGCCGGATTTGCCGGATGGGAAGCAGACAGAGGAACGCTTACTAATTATCGGTGGGGTTTTGACGAAAGTTCAGACCTTTGGAAGATTGGTAAAGTTGGCGATTTACAGGCGGTAGTCACACGTCCTGACAGCGTTACTGATGACACAATGGCGCTTTGGGATGATGCTAATAACAGGTTGAAATTTTTAGCACGTAGTAATATTAATCTTAGTGATTTCAATATTGATATAGGACTTTCAAATCTTAGTGATTATAGTACAACAAATGATATTACATTCAATGGTGATACTTACTTCAATGCACCTTTACACGTTGATTTAAATGGTCAGAGAATAGAATTTGATAGTGATGATCAAACGAGAGATTGGGCTTACTGGTATCAAGGAAGCACACATATTTGGACTGGTTGGTTAGATATTAATGGTGATCTAATATTTCAAGATATTCAAGGCGGAAACACATTTGAAATTAATGCAAATGTTAATGTTACAAACGGGGAAATCTCAGAACAAGGAGACCGAGTAGCCACAAGGAATTGGAGTACCCTGCAAAATGTGACGGAGCAGGGGAATAATACGGATAACAAGATAAGAATTGAGGGAGGTAATAAAGGTTTTACAACCGGGTCAGGGCTAGAAATGGCGTATAGCAGTAATATTGGTAATATCTTTGCGTATGATCGTGATTCGGCTGCTTATAAACCAATGAAATTGGGTGGTAGTTCTATTGATCTTTATGGTGGCAACGTCAACATCACAGATGGCAACCTCCAAGTTGACGGGACAGGGGATAGTTACTTTAATAGCAATCTTTCAATAGGCAAAACAACAGCAGCCTCCGGAGTCTTAGACGTGGATGGAAATATTGAGGTTTCTAAAGATATAAATGGTCAATCTATTATTCTTGATTTAGATGCTGGTGGCTCTGGAAAAAAAATTACTTCTGGCAGTACTGGCGGAAGTAATACGCTTGAATTACAAACTCCCGATGGAAATGGAAATCCTACAACAGCATTATTAATAAGAGGAAATGTACGAAATAATATACAATTTTACGATCAATCTGGAACACAATATGCAGATTTTGATCCAGATGATAGTCAAATTACTTTTGAGTACCCATTACAAGTTAATGATAACATAGATGCCGATGGCGAAGTAACAGCCTATTCAAGTAGTGATAAACGGTTAAAGACTAATATATCTGACTTTACAGCAAGTGAATTATTGTCTAAAATGAACCCCGTTACTTTTAACTGGAATGAAAAAGCAGTTGAATTAAACAGTTCAAAAGACACAAATACAAACAACTTTGGTTTAATAGCTCAAGAGTTAGAAGAGATTGCACCCGAACTTGTTCACAATATATATAATTCTGATTATAAAGCGATTGATTATGAAAAGTTAATACCTATTTTGATTCAAGGATGGAAAGAAAAGGATAAAAAAATTCAATCATTAGAAAAAAGAATAAATAATATAGAAAAAATAATTGAAAATTATGGGTAAAACGATAACCATACCAAATAATATTACTTATAGCACTATCAAATCAAATTCCGATGTTGGAAATTTATCAGATAACGGCGATGGAACGTTTGATGTTACGAATATTACAACAACTGAAATTCGTAATATCTTAGGAGAAGATACAAATTCTGTTGGTACTTTAAGCACGTCACCTAAAATTAATCGTTGGTCGCTTTTTAAACCTGACAGGAATAAAATCAGTAGTGGTTCTGTTGTTTATAGTCCAACATCTCCATATCCAATGGGGGAATTTGCAGCTTACGATCACGAAGCACCAGTAAATTACGCAACTCACACTAATGATTATAAAGAATATTCACCAACACGAGCAGGAATTGTTTTTTCTTTTAATTGGGAACAAAAACAAATGAATTGGTACGATGAATTAAATGCAGGAGGCTATACAGTTACCCATCTTATATTTCTTTTAAAAGATACAAATGATAATATATTAGATAAAGATTCAGTACCATTAGAAGATAAGGCAGGAGATATTACCTATCACACAGAAATTTCTGGTATTGGAGAAGGTGATTATGTTTGCGAATTATGGTTTGGTGAAAGTGGGGGCAGTGGAACTTTAGATCAGATAGTATACGCTCCTGTTCCTGATAATGAATGGCAAGTAAATTTAACTGTCGTTCGATTAAAAGAACCGACTTGTTCCCTTAAAAAGGATGGTCAAGATGGTGTATGGGATACTAATAATGATGGTTACGATGAAATAGGTTTAACTGTCGAAGGAAGCAATGTTGAAACTGATGATAGTTATTCCCTGTCATTCCATTTTGATAATGAAGATCCAAAGATAGTTGATGGCAAAATATACGCCTCTAAGAATGCAGGTAGTTGGCAGCTTGTTGAAGATAATATTGTGTGGACATTTGCTGATCCGACACATACACACTCTGGCACTGCTCCATTTAATATAGATTATGGCGATAATATCGTATTCTTTCTATCAACAAGAAATATATAAATAAACTTATTAAAAAATTAAAAACCTATAAAGATTAAATAGCTTATGAAAATTGAAAATTTAGACGTAGAATTAAAAGACATGGAAGGAAACCAAATTCCAGAACAAAAAAAAGATGGTAAAATTGAGTATTTAACCCTGAGAAAATTGATTATTGCAGTTTTAAGGACTGAAAAAATCTTAAATGATGATAGGACTGGACTTATAACTGTAAATAACAAATCAGAAGATGACAAGTTAAATGACTTCAATTTAGGGTGGAAAATTTCACAGGCCGGGAAAACCGTTGATCTTAACGTAAAAAATGAAGTCTCCCGGATTATTGATTTAGCTCATTACCTTGACACAGAAAAATATGGGGCTTTATTAGCTCATTTAAATAAATAGTCAATATAGCAAGTTTATTTATACCTATTAAATGTTTTGTATTGATTTTCTTTATTAAGAAAAGAAATAATATGCAACAAGATTGGTCAAGTACAGATAAAAAAGGGCGCATACATATTCATCCAAATTTAATGTTGAGTGTTATTGCAGCCCTTCTTATAGGTATTTCCGGGATACTTACCTATATGTGGAAGGATTATAAAGACTTAGAGCAAAAAAGATACGAACAGCAAACAGAAATGAATAGAAAATTTCAAAATGAATTTCAGTCCATTAACAAACGAATTGAAGTGATGGATTATAAAATAGAGCGAAATACCGATGGAATAAAAAAAAACAAAAAGGAAATAAAAGATATAAACGAATAAGGGGGAACATTAATGCAGGACAGTATATTCAAATATTTAATATCTCCCGGACACGATGCAAAACAAAAAGGCAAACGTTCTCCGGTCTGGCCGCAAAACAATAAACAGTTACTTGAATACCAATTTACAAGAGGTATAGCAGATTATTTGTTTACTTTACTGGATTCAGTAAATATTGACTACGAAAATATTGTACCGGAAACAGATAAACGGATCCGGGTAAGAAAAAGAACCCGGAGAGCCAATAAGAAAAGAAAAAATACAGACAAACCCACTCTTTTAATATCTATTCATGGAAACGCTTACATGGAGGATGAAACTGTATCCGGGATAGAAACATTTCATTATCCGGGTAGTCAGTTAGGGGAGAAAGCGGCAAAAAACGTTCAGAATGAATTAATAAAAGAAACCGGATGGACTGACAGGGGCGTTAAGACAACAAAAAAATACTTAATACTCAAAAAAAGCAAAATGCCAGCAATTTTAACGGAAAATGGTTTTTATACAAATTTTGACGAATGTATGAAAATGCTTGATCCAAGCTGGCAAAAAAGAATTGCTTACGCTCATTACAGGGCTATAATGAACATTGAAAGAAATGTAATATGAAAAAAATTATAAAAACATTATTCAGTAATGATGATAGTATTTCTTCAAAGAGAGTGTTCGGAGCATTGATAATTCTATTTATAATAGGACTTGTAGGATACATTAAAATCGTAAATACAGATATAGAATTTAAGGATAATGATGTTCGGATTATTGAAACAATGCTTTGGATTAGTGGAATTTTAGTTGCCGGAGGTTCACTGGAAAAAGCTATAACAAGCAGGAAATGAAAAATGTAACAACCATATTGTTTTTGATTGTAATTGTTGCAATCTCTTCTTTCTTTATAACGAAGGAATATTTTTGCAGTTCTAAAGTCAAGGTTAAAACTGAGATAAATATTGATACTGTATATAAGGATACAGGGAGTATTCAATGGAAGGAACCAGCACCGAAAATTACTTACCGGGATACAGGGAGTATTGATACAGTTAAAATCAATAAAGACTTAGACAGTGCAGAAATAGCAAAGAAATATCAAGAAATTTACAGGGAATTTCACACGAAAAACATTTACAACGATACAATCAAGGATGATACAAACGCCTTAATAGTGATCCGGGATACTGTTTACCGGAATAAATTACAACAGAGACGATCAACATACAAAGATCGCACGCCAACAGTAGTTAAAAACGAAAAGAAAGTATATAACAGACGAAAATTTTATGTTGGCGTAGAAGGTGGCAGGCACACGTTAAAGCCCTCTGTTATGTATCATACAAAGAAAGGCTGGAATATTGGGCTGGGTTATGATTTTATAGGAGAAGAAACAGGTTTAAGGCTGTCAGTACACACAACTTTTTAAAAAAAAAATAAATTAAAATGGCTACAATTCTAAAAACATATTATTCGATTGATAATATTTTCAATTTAACTTCACTTGAATCTTTATATACTGACAAAAACATACGTAACGATAATAATAATAATAATATCAATGTCAACTTTGCAATAACTGAAAGTGACAAACCATTATTTAAAAAATACTGCAAAAATGTAAGTGTCGAAATTTTTAAAAGATTGAGTTTTCTATCAAAAGAACTTGATACTATTGAAGAAGAAGATGATTTAGATGTTGATTATAAAGGATTTGAGTTTGGAGTTAATGATGAAAAATTAGGGGATAATTTGATTATTTTTCGTTTTGTAAAGCCGGAAGATTGGTATTCTGATATGCTTAATGCTTTAGAGGATAAAATAGAGGAATGTTTAGTGAATGGTGTTTTAGGTAAATGGTATTATAAGGTTGGACTTAACGAGGCAGGAAAAACACACAATAGTTATTTTGAAAAACTATTGAAAGAGGCACGTTCTATTCTTTTATACAGGAGAAAGCCACCTAAGAAAAAATATAATTTTTTATAATGACAAAAATATAGTATTATGAGTTACACAAAAAATGACGCAGAAAAAACAATAAACTTTACTTACCAAACAGACAATATCTTTGATTCTGTTTCAATGCGAACACTTTATCGTGCAAAAAACATAAAAACAGAACAAGGCATTGATTTAACGGACGAGTACGCTATCACTGAGGATGAAAGAAATCTTGTTACTTCTTATTTAAAAACAGCATCTTTTGAGGTACTTCAAGAAGTTTTGAAGATAACACAAAGAGCTTCAGATGCTATTGATTTAACTGCGATTGGTGAAGGTGGTAGTATTTCTATTACAATTAAAGATAAAGAATCTTATAACGAAAACTTGCTTGATTTAATAGACACGCGAATCGAGGAATGTTTAACCTTGTTTTGTATTAAAGATTGGTATAGACATTGTGGTTTGGGTGAAGAATACAAGTTGTCTGTTTCTGAATATGATGAAGAAAAAATTAAGTTAAACAATAATTTATTTCAACTTAAAAAACCAACCATAGCATAATTTTTAAAAAATTAAATTTTGTTCCCTATGAAAAAAGAGCCGTGCTAAAAAAAACACGGCTCTCTGCTGAAAAAACAAAAATTAGTAAAAGCAAATTCAGAACACAAAATTAAAAATCATATTCTTGTATATCGTAACTATCGTAATCATTTTCCTGATAATCGTAAATTTCTACATTTTGAGTATTCCCGTAGTCATAAGTTGAAATATCGTAACTTTCATAACTTCCTTCCTGATAATCATAAATATCTACACCTTCAGTATTCCCGTAACTTGTTGTGGATACATCATAACTTTCGTAATCTCCTTCCTGATAATCGTAAACGTCAACGTCAACACTTTCAGTATTCCCGTAGCTTGTTGTGGATACATCGTAAGTTTTAGTCTCTCCGGTCTCATAATCATAATACTCTACACTTTGAGTATTTCTATAGTCAGTAACTGTAACTTCAACCGTATTTACTTCGCCAGTCTCATTGTCGTAAATATCATAAGTTGTTGTTTCAACATCCTGCGCCACAAGGTAAAATGTAGCCATTATTAATACTGATACTGTTAAAATAAATTTCTTCATAAGCATTTTGTTTTGTAGTTTAAAATTAAATAAAATTGAGAATTATACAAACTTTTTATTGCAATATGAACATTGGTAAACTTCGATCCATGTTTTGCCTGTAAATTCTGAACCTAAATGTTTGATTTTTTTATGTTTGCAATTAGGGCATTTTATTTTCATAATTATAGTTCTCTTTATAAGATAACCAAATATAAAAACAATTGTCTTTATACTCTTGTTAGGGTCGCATTAAAACGACTCCCCAACATGGTATATAAACCATGCTTGGGTTGTCGGTTAATCTTAGTTTGTTGGTTATAGCTCATAATTAAAAATCCCCTCCCACACGATTAAAACAACTCCAGTGTGTTACAATTGGTTGTCCTACTTTTTTTACGTTATTTTCATTATTATAGTGTTTTGCAATCATTCTTCCTTCATTATTATACTCCCACGATAAAAAACAATTTAATGAAGGTCTATATGTTAATACTTTATATTCAACATAATCAGAACCATTCATGTCAAAACCTATTATTCTTGCAATTACCTCTAAATCTTCTCTGCTCTTTGGCATTTGTTTGGAAGCATTGATCCATTCAATTGCTGTTAATTTTATTTCTTCCATACCCTTAAATTTTTAATTATTATTTTTTTTGATTGACTATTAATTTCATCTTTGTAAATCGCACGGTTCATATACCACCGTTGTGCGTAATACCTAAGCATCCGTTTTCATAAGAAAGTTATGCCATTGGTTCGCCATAGCCTGTGCAATCCCTGGAAATGTTTTACTTCTTACTTTCGCTCTTTCATCCTTTGGAAGTTTCCACGCATCAGCATACCAGCCAGGCATAGTTTTACCGCTCTTAAATTCTTTTCTTGGTACAGGTTCTACTTCATTCGTAGGCTTCAATGTCGGAAGTCCTTTAATCCATAGGCAGGTTTTCTTTTCAAATGGGTCGCCAAATTGCCAAGGGTTTATTATTTGGTCAGGTTTCCGCCATTCGCTACTCATTACGCCAACAGGGTTTTCAATTACAATGTGGTCGCAGTTAGCATTTGCAAACATCATAAAGAATTTAATCGCTTCTTTACGGTCTTTGTGTCGCTTCACGGCTTTTTCGCCATACCTTTCAACATTAAACCACCTATTACCTGTTACAGTTAAATAGGTACACGGTGGGAAAGCTATAATTAAATCCCATTCCTGTTTTAATAGTTCGGTTACATCTTGTTGTAAGTGCCATTCAGGATGCCCACCGCTACAAGGTAATATATCACAAGAAAAAGCCTCGTGTCCTAACTTTCTAAATTCTTTCGTTACTGCCTGGCTTTCCTCACAGGCTATTAATATTTTCATTCTATTTAAGTTTAGTTTTTAATAATCCGGTACATACGCACAACAACGTATATACCCCATTTTCGTTCCTCAAACGGTGCATATACACACCGTTAAGCGTTAAGTTTTTTTAAACTGAGCAAATCTATCTGGACATAATTTTGAAATAGGTGAATGTTCTTGGATTGATTTACCGCAATTAGCACAAACCGTATCGCTAACATGCTGTATAGGCAATGCGCCGTCTTCGTTAGATTCTTTTTGGCTTGCCCGCTCTTCGTAATCTTGCGTGATTGATTCCAGTTCATATAATACATGAGAACATAAATCAGCGCCATGAGTGTCGCCTTTTTGTCTTAATTCTTTTTCTTCATTAAATAATTGACATTTCCTTGTCATTATAAAATCCATTAAAATCTTGTCCATCGCTCGGTATTTTTAAAATTTTACTTCTATTTAATTGTTGTGCTATTATCTGGGGCGCACTGCCCATACAGCTATTCGTTACCTGCCATTAAAACGTAATCTTTCTGACAGGACTTGCACATAAATAACAAATACCTCCGTTAAACTTTTCCTGAGCTTTTCCGCAGCACATACATTGGTAATAATATTCTTCTCCATCTTCCCACCATTCATCATCATTCTCATTATTAACGGCAGGTAACACCGTATCATAACCCATTTGGGTATCGGTGCTATTTTGTTGTTTTGTCTCTTTTTTCATAGTTTCTAATATTTTTATAAGTTAATCTTTCAAATCCCAAACGGGTCATATACGTGCCGTTAGGCACAATACTAAATCATACCCAAGTCGGTCATTGTCTTATCAAACTCTTCATTAGAGTTCCACCAACCACCAAACAGCTCCTTCCCTTTATTGTCTTTTACTGTCCAATGCCAATAACCCCCTACAATTACACATTTTTCGTTTTTATACTGTGGTATAGACCAGCTCATTTGCCCCATATCATTACCTTCCATTGTTTCAAAGACTTCAAACCCTTTACTCAAAATGTGTTCGTGGCTAACTGCCCCTGCTGAATCTTTCATTATATTCATAATCAAGCCTCCTTTTTGTGAAAATTATTAATTTTTTCACTTAATTTCTCTCTTTCTTTTAGAGCTTCTTGATATTTTTTATTATTTCCGTTGTTCTTTGCTCTTGTTATCTTAGAATTTACTTTTTCCATCTGTTTTAATAAATCAAAATATTGTTTGCTCATATTTTTGTCATTTTTTAGTCATACATACATAAAACACATTCGCCTTGTAAATGATTATCTTCACATTCTATAAGCCTTGAATACCAATTTTTAGGAAACATATCTTTAGCATTTCTTGTTTTTTCTAAGCCATAAGTTTCTATTGCAATAAAGATTAAGCTTATTTCCTGTTCATAAGAATCTATTATGATTTTTGTTGTAATAGGATTCATACTTTTGCCTTTCTTCTAAATTTTTCTTTTGCATCATAATTAAGGTGGCAATATTGACAAAGGTGCATTAATCTATCAAGAGAAATATTTTCGTTTTCTTCATCATGATCTAAGTGTGCCGTTGTCAATACTACATTTACCTTTTTAATATCAAAAATCATTGGCTGTATAGCCTCTAATCTTTTCAGATCGCTTTCGGATTCAGTCCAAAAGGTTTTTACTTTATATCGAATTTTTCCGGGTTCTACTTCTACCTTTGTTTCTAACTTATAGCTCCAAACCATTTGGCCGTTATCCAGCCCGCAGTGCTCGCATTTGTCACCGGATCGTTCCCTGATTTTGGGAACGATCTCGGTTTTCCAATTTTTAGGATATTTTGAATAATTTATTGGCATAGGCTAAAATGGGAGTTCGTCAGAATCATCTTTGCTGTCATACCACTTAGGAAAATCCTCTGCCTCTCTTACTTCCCTGTATAGATGTTCGTTCCTAACAAAGTCCTCTGCCTCTATTACTTCCCTGTATAGATGTTCGTTCCTATTTTCCAGAATTTCTTTGCATTTTTCATACTTGCTGTCATAAGAATTACGGGAGTTGAAAGTATCAACAAAATTTTTGGCTTTGTTTGCCTTCATAAGACGTTGGTTTTTATTTGTTTAACAATTAAATTAAAAATTACGTGCTTTTTTGATAGGAACCTCAATATGATCTTTCTTCATAAACCCAAACTTGGTTAATGTATATTTGTGTGGATCACCTTCTTTTTCCCATACATTTTTACCTGTTTCAACCATACCTAACCCTTCGGCCAATAAATCATAAACAGTTTTATGTTTCAGTGTCTCTGTTTCTATTAATTGTTGTGTTGCGGTTATCTCAAAATAAGACCAACTTCCGGGGAATCTTATAGCCCTATCATCAATATAATATTGTGCCGGGAGTTTTTTATTTGTCACTCCAACAAAATTTGTGTTATTGAAGAATTTGCCATTATTCAACATTCCTTCATCAAGAGGAAAAGTTTGAAATTTATCTGTTTGCTGATTCATCCATTCTGCAATTTGAAATTCATTCCGGGTTGAATGAATAAAAACTGCATATCCAGATTCCATAAAAGATTTAATGGCTTCAAAGGCTCCGGGTATTGGATCATCGTAAATGGTTCCATCTTTCCATCCTTCGCTGTACTTGTGAATTACTCCGTCAAAATCTACTGCGATTGTTTTCATAATTAATTTACTGTTTATTTGTTTGACATTGGTTTTAATAAAATGATAGACAAGGCGTAAAGGTTCCGTATGTTCCTTTTTCTCTATTATAATTAGTGTAAGAAAGAAAAAGTTTTAAACCATGTTGTTTTGCAAAGTCTAAGGCTAATTCGATATGTTCTTGTGTTATGCTTCCACAAGCTGTATCTGTTATAGGGAAAATAGAATATTCGTCTAACAAAATATCTTCTTTTTTAATTCCCCAACTTACATTATAGCCCGGCAGGTTACTATTTTTTTTATGGTTTAATTTTCTCATTAACTCATGAAGTAACCTTTCTTTTTTGGGCTTGCTTTTAAAATCTTCCTTTTCATTTTTGGGGCGCATCTTTAAGATTTCGGATTCTTTTTTATAATCTAAAGATGCCATATTAAAAGAATTTTTTGAGCTACATTCAACTATCTTTCCACTATACATTAAAAGGTATGGGTAGTCAAATAATTGCTCTTTTGTTTTGTCTGTTTCATACCCTAAAACATCTATTAAATGTTCTATTGCTTTTTTTGATAAATCTTTTGCTTTAAAATCCATGCTTTACTGTTTATTTGTTTGACAATTCTTTTGGTTTTATCGTATCTCCGGGTTGATAGCTGTCATGAAGAGCCTGAGATAAACTGGAATGTTTTGTAAGGATTAAATATGTATTATTTGATCCGGCTATTACAGTATTTCCCATTTCTGAATTTGCAATCAAAACTAAAGGCGGCTCTATGCCTTTTAATCTTTTCTCGTATTTATGTTTGCATGAAAAAGTTAATACTGCTATCAACATTGTTAATAGAATCTTCCTCATAATTACCTCCTTATTTTGCAAACTTCCTTATAATGATGGGGAATGTAATAACCATTCCTGACTAATTTTTCTGCTGTATCTGAATTTCTATGATACACTTGCATTACACCATATTCATTGGGTTTGTGTATTTCGTGTCCTACTAAATTGTTGTGTTTGTCGTATAGCCAAAATATAATCTCTCTCATAGGTTATTTTTTGAAAGTTGTTTTATTAAATATAACGAGCTTACTGTCGTGCATTCCACTGTTTTTTACATGCTCTCCATCGAAAGGAGGCGTTTTGTCTGTTAAATGCCAATTAACTAATTGATTTTTAGTATTTACTCCAAGGAAAGGAATCCTTTTTCTTACAAACTCTATATTATCTGCATTAGGTTGTATTATATCATGAAACAAATTAGTGCTTGTACTCACTGGTAGTAACATCACACATAATTTTCCTTTGTAACTTTCTTTTACTGCTTTTTTAACAAAGGCTTCCTTTAATTGTCTGCTATAAGGAGGATTGATGAAATTATGATCGCCCCATTCTATTTTCAATCCATCCCAATTATCTGTATTGTGCATAAACGGACATGGATCAAAATCAAAATTATATTTTTTGTTAAGTTCTTTATAGAAATAGGGCGGTGTCATCCAATCGTCTCTATGATTTAAATTTCTGTTTTTCATATTTTATTTATTGATTTTTTTTACTGTCTAAATGAGCCTTCAATCTTTCATAGGTAAATTCTCCTATGTAATACTGATCACCATTGCTCATTGTAAGAATAGCAAATTTTTCTACTTCTTTATCAGTTAATGGCGTTCTAAACATTTCAAGATCGGACAATGACGCAAAGTATTCTAAATTTATTGTCTCTTTTTTAGGCTCTCTTTTAAAATCATTTGCGCATAACCCTTCGTTTTTTGCCATATAAATTACTTCAAATAGTTTCATATAGTTATTTTTTTGAAAACTCCACCCCTATCAACCTCACAAGTGGCACTTGATCGTCAAGGGGCAGAGCTTTATTATACATTCATTTAAAATGGAAGATCACCTTCTTCATCAGGAACCTTGTTGTCTGTATTTGTTTCCTGATTTTTGTCAAAATTTGTATTTCCGTGTTCCATAGGATTAGGTTCCGTCTTAGTGTTACTGGAAGAAACACTGGATTTATTGTTACCACCTAAAAACTGAATACCTTCGGCTTCAATATTGGTAAAATATTTATCATCTTTTTTGACTGTCCTTATTTTACCTGTGATTGAAAGCAAATCACCTTTCTTGATGTATTCGGCCAATTTTCCATGATTGATTTTAATATTGTGCCATTCAGTTTTTGAGTTACGATTCCCGTCCTTATCCTTGTACTTTTCTGTGGTTGCAAGTGGAAAAATCGTAATGGTTCCTCCGTTATCGAAGTGTTTAACTTCTGCGTCTTTTCCTACGTTTCCGATTAATACTACTAAATTTCTTGATGTTAACATAATTACTTTGTTTGTTTGGTTTTAAAATCGTGTTGGTTGTTTTCTCCGTAAATAATCTTCTTCTGATTCTGAAAGATCACTATTCCCTGTGCTTCCGAATCCGCCTTCTCCTCGTTCGCTTTTTTCAAGTTCGCTTACTTCTTCAAAATTAACCTGTGGAATCGGCATGATAACTAACTGTCCTAATCGCTCCCCTATGTCATAGATTTTTCCTTTCTGTGTTCTATGGAACCGGAGCATTATTTCTCCCCTGTATCCACTGTCAATAATACCTACCGAATTTTTCAGCATTAAATCTCTTTTAGTTACGCTTGAACGGGGAAACAATAATCCTACGTAGCCCTCCGGGATCATTACCTTTAACCCGGTTTTGTACTGCAAATAGTTTTCTTTCATTTCTACTTCTGTTGCAAACAGATCAAATCCTGCGTCTGTCTCATTTGCCTTTACTGGCTTGTGCGCTAATTCGCTTGTTTTTTGAAATTTGACGTTAATCATACACTTTGTTTTTGTTTTTGTTGTTTTCAATTAAATATTTGCTAAGATGTTGTTCAATTCAACACGCTGGTTTATCGTTAAATCTTTCTTAAAATCTTTTATCAAACTTATACTGTTTATCCTGTTAGGGTATTGAGCAATTTTTCTATCAATGTAATTTTTAATTTTGTTGAATTGCTGTCTAAAATTCTTATCTGTTTCATAGAGTTGTTTAATGGTTTTTGTACTTGCCAATACTGTTGAGTGACTATACCCGCCTGTTTTTTTTCCGATTTTATTCAAAGAAAGATCAGTGTACTCTTTTAAAAAATACTGAACCAACTGCCGGGGCATCACTACTTCTCTTTTTCGCCTTCTTTTTTTTATATCTGTGGGATTAACATTCATCTCCTTAGAGACTTTGTTGTATATAATATTTATTATTTCTGTTCTAAGTTGTTTTTTCATTTTTAAGTATTTTTTAAAAAGGTGCGTTTTCTTCTTGTTCTTTCAGTTCATTTTCAAAATCTGGAATATCATCCATTCCTTGTGAATCCACTATTTCTGTTAAATCTTTCGGAGAAGAAACCAGCCAATTAGAATTATCCCAATTTGTTACATCACTTTCTCTCGGTTCATACCTTCCATTGTTATAATTATATTTCATTTCTGAAATACCCTGCTCTCCCAAATGCTTAAACTTGACTTTTTGCCAGTGAATATCAATCTCGTTTGTCATTAAGTTTTGTTCATTCTTTAGTCTTTCTACCGTAAAGCCATATTCAGCTTTATTGTAGAAATTGGCTCCTCCGGAAATGTCATACAGGGTTGGTGCATCAGTCCTGTTTCTCATAGTAACCGGGTGCGCTATAAGAAATACAAGAAGATTGTGAAGTTTAGCAAAACGATCCAGTGTATTAAGGAACCGATTAACATATTGGTCGTCTCTCTCTCCTTTCTCTTGTAAGTGTTCTATCCGGTTATACGGATCAATAACAAGGATAGAAATACCTTTTTTCTTTACGTAGTATTTTGCCGATTCCAGTATTCCTTCCAATGTCATATCATAATCATTCATGATATAGAAGAAATTATTACTTATATGGTCATAGGCTTGATCAAACTCTACATCGTTGGAATCTTTACTACTAAATTTCTTTCCAATAAATTTTTCATACAGTTTTGAGTAATGATATTTTAAAGGAAAATTCTCAGGAGAATAAATTGCGGCCTTCCAGCCATATTGCAAATTAAGTTTTGAAATAAGCCAATCCACAACTTCTGATTTACCACTACCCGGAACCCCGGTTCCTATCACTAAACGACCTAATTCCCAAGTGACATTTTTGTCAACTTCATACACTCCAATCTTTTCTCCCGGTTGTATTCCATCCTCAAACAAAGAAACAAGGTTGTTGTATATTTGTGGTACTTCAACCGTGCCATCAATCGGAACATCTTCTGCCTCATTAATCAGTTGTTTAAATTTCAAGCCTCCATAAGCAATAAAATAATCGTTCGCGTCTTTTTTATCTTTGAAGTTAACCAGCTTGCATTTTTCTACCCCAATCCTTCTTGTTAGTTCATCCCTGAGATTGATTCCTTCTGTATCATTATCTACTGCGATATATACCGTTTCAATCTCTTCAAAAATTTCAATGACTTTTTCAAGATACTCCATTTCTTTGTGGTTCGCACCGTTGGGTACAGAAACAACATTGTTATAGCCGTTCTCTACCCACGTCAAATAATCCGGCTCTCCTTCAACTATTATAATTTCTTTATAGTTTTTTAACGCATCTTCATTGAGGAATAACAGTTCAGCACCTCCAACAAACTTGTGAGTTTTTTTTGCGCCTCGAAATTTTATATTTCTCAATTCGCCTTCCCGGAAATAAGGAAAACACATTGCCTCCATTTTCCGTTTAAACTGCGGCATATACTCAGTGTCAGAATACACATTGCATTTTTTCAAAGTATTCTGGCTTATCATCCTGCTTTCCCAATATTTGACTGCTTTATCTGAAAGATCAGTTTTGTTTTGCCATTCCGGGATATAGTAATCTTTTTGGCCACCATGAGGCTTATATTCAAAGAAAGAGTTATGACACCGATGGCAATAACCTCGATTATTTTGTGTATCCCATGCTAAATCTTTCTGATTCTGATTCTTTTTACTGTGCGTATGGTGGCACAAAGGACATTTTAAACGCTCTTCTTTCTTATTGCCGTTTACTTTTATATCCCTTATTTCTCTTGTTTTTGCCGCCTGTATCCTTACTATCATACTGACAATTTCTTTTCGCCTGTTTTTGTTCTGTTCTGTTTATTCTCTCCGTTTTTTCTCTCCCAAGTTCTTACTGCCGCTTTCCAATCCTTCATCTTGTTACTTCCTATCATCCAACCTTTACTTGAATAGAAATTAACAAATCTTTCAGCATCAACACTGTTTTCTCGTTGTTGGCAATACTCTCTGACCTGTTCAACTGAAGGAGGAGTAAACTGCTTGTTTTCATTTCCTTTACTTTTCTCTCCTTTACTTTTCTCTCCTTTACTTTTCTCTCCTTTACTGGCATTGCTATCGCTTTGCGTTTGCTCTGCGTTCGCATTGCGTTCGCTTCCTGATTGAATTTCTTTTTTCCACCTTTCTTTTGCCGCCATTCGTGCTTTTTCTTTCTTTTCATCATATCTTAGCATTCTTTCTTTTAGTGATGGAGAAAGAAAAAATTCATCATCTGTGATCTCAAATAAATCATATCCTGTTATTACTGCTTTCATTTTTTCGGCAGTTGTATTATATCTCCTTGCAAGGGCAGATATTAACTTCATAGGATATTTGTATTCGGGTTGATCTCGTAAGGTTTCAATTAAAATCCAATATATCCCGTAACCTTCAAGTCCTAACTGCTCTATAAGCAAAACACATTTTGGATCATCTTTGGCATTACTATCATGAGGAAAATAATATGCGTCTTTTGACATAAATATTTGTTTTTGTTGTTTTACTATCTATTTTCTTTCTGAAAAAACTTCTTCAATCTCTCCTTATCTTGAGAGTATCGTTTTTCAGCAAGTTTATTCATTCCTGAGTTTGTTACGTACCCGGTCAGCCAATTCATTCCGGGTACTGCCGGAAATAAGCTGTTATTTTCTTCTTTTGTTTGCATAAGACGCTGGTTTCTTATTGTTCTGTGAAACTTTGTTTTACTACTTTGTCATTTAGAAGGAGCCTTGCGTTTTCTCCTTCGGTTAATTTGTCAAACAATGCTTGTGTTAAATTCCATTTGATATTAAAAGCGTATGTTCTTGCACCTTTTATCTCTATGTAGTCAACTGTACCGTCATTGTGTACTACCCGAAAATCAATTTTGTAGCCGCAGATTTTTTCACCTTCAACATATAATTCCCATTGGTGCTGTGGTTGCCAGTCTTTAATTTCTCCGGCTTTGAGCATCCAGTCCAAGTCCTGTGCCTTAACACATTCCTTGTTACTGTCATAATATCGGTCATTATATTTTGTTTTTTTGGCTCCGTATTTGTTTGTTTTGATTGGTTTGTCTAAATCTTTCAGACGTTGGTTTATTTTTTTGCTCATAAAAACTCCTTGTTCGCTTCTATTTCATTATACATCCTGTCTGTTACTTCATTTGGCTTAGGCAGATAAAGCCCGTTAAGTGACGAATAAGTCCTAAATTTTTCTATAAAAGTGTTCAGTTCTTTTGTATCCATCTTGCTTGTTCGTTGGAAAAATATATAGTTGCCTTTTGTATATGTATAGCCCAACGCTATTTTTACCTGTGTTTTGGCTTCTTCTTTTGTGTAACCAAACTCCAACCCGTATAGACTGAATAAAAGGTGTAAGTAATTATTTTGAGAAGGCGTTCGCTTCTTATTTACTTTTTTTACATCAACGACCGGATGATCGCTTGCTGATATATCCCTCAGTCTTTTCAATAATTTCTTTTTGTTCTCTTTGTGGCTTAGGTTGTATCTCATTTTATCTTTTCTTTTTTAAGGGGAGCAATCCTTTTAGTGAATTGCTCCCGTTAAACACACACTTTCAGAATCAATTATTAAACTCCCTTGTTAAAGTTCAACAATTAATTAAGCTCTTTAATCTATCAGATCATCGAAAATCCAACCTTTCGTTACTGATAGAAGTATTGCATAGCCAATCAGATCGGCTACATCGTTTTTTCTTAGTTCTTGACTGTTTTTAATTCTACCCAGCTTATCATCCAGCCGGATACGGATTCCTTCTTCGGAATTTAACCCGGAAAATATTTTCTTTGGTTCCAATGCAGAATTGCCGTAGCGATTGTTTTTTTCTACCAATACGCCCATGATTGATCTGCATACTTTCTTGATATTTTCCGTAGTTGTTGCTGTTTCAGAATCTTTTTCCGGGAAAGCTGTCTCTGCCGCTTCTATGGAATCTGCATCCCCTCCGGCCTGTTTTTTCTTTTCTTCAAAATCTACTTCGTGAATTTCTGCATTTGGAAATTTTTTGTTTACAAACTGAGCAAGGAATACTTTAAGAGAATAAGGTTCAAACTTAATTTTACCGTTTTCTTTGAATATATTTTCTTTTAAAAATTCTCTTGCTTTTTCTACAATATTTAGGGGCGCATAGTATGAAGCCTCTCTGAGATAATGAATTTCAGTCGCTCTTTTCCTTGCCAGTGTTTCTAAAGATTCTTTTTGTTCTTCTTTGTTGTTTTCTTCTTTTTGGGTTTTAGCTTCTGCAGGGATATTAAAGCGGTATCTCGATTGGTATCTAACTTCATTTAATATTTCGCCTCTAATTTTTTCCCTGTATTCAGCAAGAAGAGTTTTTAATTTATCTGGATTTTTTAAAAGTTCGGTATCCAATCCTTTATTGCGTCTTTTTCGCAGAAGGAAATAATTAGCACCTATCATGTCATTTGCTGTACTGTGGAAAACTTTTGTCAGTGTATTTTCAAACTCTGATCGTGCAAAGTCCTCCATTAATTTTTTTATATCCACTCTTGATAGCCGAAAATATTCCGTTTTTAAACCATCATTGACTAATAATCCTTCTGATATTTTTTCGTTTATTAATTCATCTCTATTCATAAGTTAGTCTTTTTTTAAAATACTTTTCCTGTGTTTTTTATCATATTTTTCATTATGGAATTATGTATATCAACAGATTCAATAATTCTCTTTTCTTCTTCTTTGATCACAGAATAAAAGTTATACAGTGAAATTTGCCTCAGCGTCCAATTTTGCACAAAGGCCGCTGGTAATACTTTCTTAAATTTTCCCGGAACCTCCCATATTATTGGTTCGCCACGTTTAGCAAGTAACATTATTGCCTCCGGTAAAAGTTTAGCTCCTACATAACAGTTTTTTGATACCTTTTGAAACCTTTCACTATTTCTTTCTTCTGTATTCATAAGTCAGTCTCTTTTTTGAAAGAGGGGAGAAAACTCCCCTCTTTGTTTTACACTGTATAGATAATTGGAAGTTCCGGCATAAGTTCTCGGATTTTGTTAAGTTCCTCGTTTATCCTTTCGTCAACCTGTTTCTCCATCTTTTCTTCCAGTTCATCTGAAATAAGACAACAATCAAACGTATTTGGATCAATGAGAAATTCAACATTAACAGTTACCGGGGATTCGCCTTCAAACAATGGAATTGTAATACTGAATGAAGGAGGCAAGTTATGATCAACGGCCTGTTCTTTTTTGTATCTTTGATTTCCTCGTTGATCGTCCATTTTTTCAAGGCTTTTTTCAACCTTTGGTTTGAAGTTCAGAAGTTCATGAATAACCTTCATTCCTGCTGATTGATCTACAAAATGTCTCTTCTTTTTCTTCATGAATTGTGCAAGTTCGCTAACTCCTTTTGTCTGATCGGAGTTAATTTTCCACATATCAAACTCGTTGCTTGTGCTTAAAACGCCTTGCACCAATCCTTTAAACTGACTTGTCTCGTCAATATTAAGGTTGATTACTGCTGAGCTACTATTTTTTACAACTTTTATATGAGAGTTGTGTGGATCAATAGTTCTCTTCGAGAGAAATTCATAGACCGTCATTATATCGCCTACTATATGTAGAGGCTCTGGTTCTCTAACCGGGGAGGCTTCCCCTTGTCTAATAATCAATTCTTTTTGATTTTCTGTTGTTTTTACTTCAATGTTTTCTTGCATAAGACGTTAGTTTTTAGTTGTTTGTACCTGTTTTTTCTTCTTCGTTATCATCGTTGTTTTTGATCCGGAAAATATTGCTTTGCTTTTCCGATGGATACATTGACCGGAATTTTGCCAGTTCTCCGTTTGAATTGTAATACAGCGTTTGTCCGTTTTCTTCGTCAACAAACTTGTAACATTCTTCCTCTACAAACTTTGACTGTTTTTCAAGAATAGGTATGATTTCGGAAACCGTTTTTTGTAAAGGCTTCATTTCTCCTTTGTAATAATCATTGTATTTCCTTTTCTCTTCTTCAAGCCTGTTGAGTTTTACACTTAACTCTGAGAGTTTTTCTTTAAGTTCAAATAACTCCTCCTGTGTAATTGTCTTTTCGTACTGAACCGTCTCAACGGCTTCTGCGTTATCTTCCAGCATTTGTTGACGCTGTTCCGGTGGATACTCTTGAAATAATGTTTTATTCATATTGATTTGATTTTTGTCAGGGGAGAAAAATCTCCCCTGATTGGTTCTACTTGATATTTAATCTTCTATAACCATTTTTCGTTTTAAGATATTTGTTGTAAATCTTCGGGTTATCCTTCTCAAAACTCTTTTCATCGAATTTTGTACTGTCTTTTGTTTTTCTATAAGTAAGAAGAATGTCATCTCCGTATTTTACAGTATCTGCATCCTGAGCAAAAGAAATAATCCTGTCTTTAATCTCTTTTTCTTTTTCTTCGTATTCTTTCTTTTTTCGCTGTGTTTCTTTTAGTTGGTCTACGTCCTCCTTAACAAAGTCCGTAGCTTCAACTATTTTTTCTTCAACATGAGAAGGAAATAACTCCTTAATATCTTCTTTGCTTATAGGGTCAGGTGGAACATCAGCTAATACGTGTTTAGTCCAAAAATGCTCTGCCTGCTCCATCATTAAGCTAAAAAAGTCAGGATCAAATGAATATGAATCCCAATAAATCTCTCTATCAAATGGAGATTTGACAACAATAGTTCCTCCATCATACCCTAAAATTCCACAATACCATTGAAGTTGACAATATCTTTCCGATGTTGTAACTTTATCCCTTGCGGATTCTTTTACTTCTAAAACTCCTTTGCCATTGAACAATAAATTGCCATCGTCATCTGTTTCGTTTTTATTGAAAAACCTCCTGTCAGGAGTTCCCCGAACAAAACTTTTTTCTGGATGAATATATAGAACGTCATCATCACTGCTTTTAATCAGCTTGTTGCCTGATCTATATTCCCACCATCGAGCAATACCATCCTCAATAAACTGACCTGATTCAGTTATGTTATTTCCTTTGAATTGATCTACTCTGCCTGTTTTTTCCTGCCATAATTTGTACGGAGTTTTGTAAGGATTGTAGCCTAAAACAGCGGCAATTTCTGAGCCACCCAATCCTTTTTCTTTTTCTTTCAGCCATTGCTCCCGGCTTTCGGGAGCAATAACTATTGGTTTGTATTGTGATGCTGTGTTTTCTTTAAACATATTAACCTCCTACTCGTTAAAATTCAATTTGCCATTGCCTGACTTACTTTGATTCTGCCCGTTAGATTTGGATTTAGTTTCTTTAGTTTGGGCGTTTGAATTTGAAGCCTTCGTTTTTTGCATGGAAGCCTGTAACGGATCAGAAGGTTCTTTTTCTTCGGTAGCTGGTTCTTGTTTTTCTTCGGTTGTGTGTGGCTCATTATTTTCTGGCTCAGGCTCATGTTCTGATTGTGTTTGTTCTTGATTTGCCTGTTGATTCTCCCCTGATTCATCTTCAATTATTTCTGCATCTTGAATTTCTTCATCTGTTTTCATTCCCATCGTTATTTCCGGGGCATATAATCTTTGCCAAAATGCGGCCGCACGATAACGCAACATTAATTCCGGCATAGTTTTCCATTTACTACCTGATTTAGTGTACCATCCTTCCTTGATTGCCATTTCGATAGTGACTTCCGGGGATTCTAATGTTTCGCCAGTGTTACGGTCTTTTGTGTAAGCAATACATCCTTTGTCGTGTATTTCGGGAATTGTTTTCGTGTTTGGTACAGACTTGCCATTACTTTTTGAAAACTCGACATACTCAATGTTTTTCTTTTTGCCGTAATCTTTAATTTTGTATTTTAATGGATCAAATCTATTGCTTGCATTGATTGAAGCAATAAGGAATGTACTGCTAAAAGATGGCCTCCCGTAAATAATATTTAGGTTTTGCATAACCATTAAAGGGGAAGCGTTCATCCTGTTTGACATTTCAAGTGCTACTAACACGTTAGAAACATTGTTTTGATACTCTTTTGGTACAAGATCAGATTGCGCCATTGATTTTGCAATCCGCTGAGCAAGGGCAAAATTATCTCCGTTTGAAAATACGGCTAATTCATTTTCACTTGCTTGTTGTTGAACACTGCTGGTTTGTTTTTTCTGACTTGTCATAGTTTTAATTGTTTGTGTTATTCGACATTGGTTTTAGATTCGTTTATTTTTATTCGATTGGAGCAAGATTTAACTGAGACTGCTGGCCATAATTTTTGTGTAAGAATTTCAATCCTTTTTGAGTTACAAGGACTTTAAGAACAGTGAAATTTTCGTGGTTATCTCGCTGGATCAGTTTTTCTTTTAGTCTGAAATAATCCTTGTCAATATAATATTGCTTAGGTTCATTCTTGTTCTTAAAGAAAATACCATCCGCGCGCAACTGTTTCATGAATTTATTTCTGCCAAAAGGAAGTCCTAACGTTTTTGCGGCCTGTCCTAAATCAATTAGGTTGTCTGTTTCTGTGATCTGATCTGCAAACTCCGCTTTAGGTTTTGCTTGTTCAAGTTCTTTCTTGTACTTCTCTTTTTCTTCTTCGGATTGAATTACCATTGAGGCAAGTTCTTTCCGGGTAATCTGATCGGTGTCAATAGCAACGCCTTGTTGCCACTGTTTTTCTACTTCGATGAAATACCTTCTTGCCTGACGGCCTCTTGCATTGTTTTCGACCATAGCAATTTCTTTGGCCGTGTCAATAGTTAAACCGTAGTCTTTTGTATGTACTTGACTATCAGTCTTCATATTTTTATGGAGACTGTCACCCAGAAACTTACCTTTGTAATCATAATAGGCAATTACATAATCTTTGTTTAGCTCAAAACCATATTTATCAATACGGTTTTTAATCCAATCGGTAAATCTTTGTTTACTTCCTAAAAATCTGTACAATTCTCTTGCATTTACAATTTTTCTGTCTTTGTACTCTGTGATTTTGATTAATTCCTTCATAATTTGTGTTGTTTAAAAGTTCGACATTGGTTTTATACATTAAATTGGTCTTTTAAGAGATTTAGTTTTTCTACTCTTCTAATGCCTTCTGCAAGTGTTTGAGCATTGATGATTGATTCTGTGATATTCACTTCCATATTATTGTACTCCGAACGGCTGTCAATCACCTGTGCTTGAAAGTCTATTGATTTGATTGATGTTTCCTCAATAGGTTGCATCGGGTCTAAACTTCCGGTCATTCTGACAATATGCCGGAAGCCATTAGAAAATATTATCGTAGATGAAATGAAAGGTTGGTAATAAAGACTTGTTGATGATTGCCTTATAAGACAAACATTTCTAAACAAATCTTTTACGGTTGCGTCTGAAATTACTATTTCATGGGGAGCGAAATTCTTTTGAATTTCCTCTTTGCGTTTCAAATTACTTTGTTGTATTTTTGCAGTGTTGTTTTGCATAATTATTCATTCGGTTTGATTCCGTTTGTTTGTGTTGCATTTCGACGTTGGTTTTGAAGGGGAGCCTGACAGCTTCCCTTTTTTTTTAGACGTTGGTTTTGAAGGTTGATTAATTCATTGAAGTAATAGTCCATCCGACTATCCGTTCACTATCAAAAAATTCAAATGGCGTTACTTTTCTTTTTCTGAAAAACATTGTAGATGGTTCAAGCATCCCCAAAAAAACAGGACGTTTCTGTTTTTTTGCAGCTTCTATTTCATCGTAAGCCATTTCTGTTTTTTGTTGTTCTGGTTTTTTATCATTAAAAAATACTTCAATGAGTTCATTACTACTCAGCAACAATGTTAAAATCTTTGTTTCTTGCTCAATCATATTGCACGATTTGATTTTGCTCAGTTAAATACTTATTTAATACATTAAATGCTATTTTCCTGTGTTTTTCTTGAAACTTTCCAGTCCGCAAATAAGTACGCACCGATTGTTTTTTCAGGCCAGTTCGTCTTATAATTTCCTCGATGGCCTCTCTTCTTAAAGAATTGTGAAAGAGATTGTTATAATAATCTATGATAATCTCTTTACTAATTTGTTGTGTTTTTTGCATAATTTTCATAAATTTACATTCAACATTGGTTTTGTTACAACTTTGTTACAGCAAATGTAACATAGTTGCGTTAAAATCCAAAAAGAAAAACTATATTTTTTATAAAAAAATTATTCCTCGAATATGCTTACCTCTGAAAATGAACGCTTTAGGGAAATAAGAAAATTGCTTAATTATAAGCAAGAGGATTTTGGAAAAATTCTTGGTGTTCGTCATGCCGCTATCTCACAAATTGAAAATAACAAAAGACCTGTATCACAAAGAATTAAGGTTATTCTTGAATCAAAGTTAAATGTTAATATTGAGTGGCTTGAAAAAGGAAAAGGGGATTATTTTCTGCAAGATAGTAAGACCAGGAAGGTTATTGATCGGGTAGGAAAAATCATATACTGGACGAAACTGGATATACAAAGTTTTTGTAGGATGATAGGTTACAACGATCCAGAAAGATTAATGGATATAATTGCCAAAGGACATAGACCGGATGGTGTTATTATTGTAAAAATACTCGATACATTTCGAGAAATAAGAGAAGATTGGCTGTTGGAAGGAAAAGGAAAAATGCTTAAAGAAGATGAACAAGATAAAAGTGAAATGAAACTTTATAAAGAAATTTACGAATTAAGGAAAGAAAGAGATCGTTTAGAAAAAGAAAATATAAGACTTAGAAACCAACTGTCGAATAACACAAAAAACGATTAATTATGAGAAAACTAATGCTTATTTTATTTGTGGCAATGGCCTGTTCAATTTCAATGCAGGCGCAGGATATTGAATTTATCACTGATAGTGAAGAATTTCACAAAAGATTGATTTTTAAAACAGATACAGTGACTGTAACGAATAATCAGGATGCAATTATTTATGATGGAGACATAACATTTACGGTAAACTTCAACAATGAAGATTTTTTTGGGGAGATACTTAAAGACGGGGAACGTAAAGGAGTGCTAATAAGAGATAAAAAAGGCAATCTAATTAAACAATATGAGACAGGTTATACAACACTTGTTCCGTTAGACCTATCAGAAACATTACAGAAAATAATGAAAGATTCATGGAAAGACGGAGAAAAACATATATACGCATTTCTGTTAGTCATTAGGAATGAATTGTACTCTGTTGGTTTCCAAGAAACACTTAAAAAATAATGATCTAAGCAAAAAAAAATATAGAGCAAAAAAAGCCCGGCCAGTTTTACCTGACCGGGCTTTGTTATCTATGAAGATTATTTTACAACATTCCTGCTTCAAATTCTTCTCTATGGAATTTTGAAACCGCAATGTTATGAAGCCTTTCCTGTGTCTTTTTATCTTCTGTCGCTTGTTTTAGGCTAAGTATATTATTCCATCGTTCCGGTGGAGTTTTTAATGCTTGTGAAATTAATCTTTCATCTTTTGTCCGTGTAGTTTTTTCTTTAAAAGGGTTCAATTCTTTTTTATCATGAATGTTAATATCTGACATCACTGCAATATAAATTTGATCTTTCAGTGTCATATCTTCCAGTACAAAAATCGTAGGCGAAAGTCCTGTCTGAACATCTGCATATATTTGTTTTTGAAAAATAAACGACAATTTTGTAATAATTTTAATGTATTCCGGCTGAAAAACAAGATCGTTTATTCTTATAAGACAACTATCAAAATCTTCAATACTTTTAAGTGTATGCCTGATTTTATTTTTATTCAAATAAATCAATTCATCTTTAGTTTCCAATGTTTCATCAAAAATCTTCCATTCTTTTGCTGTGATATTTGTTTTAACTTTTGCAAGGTTATCCGGTATTCTTGCGAGCAAACCATTGTCGGTTATATAGATATAACCGTGTTTTTTCTGAACATCAAATTTTGTACTTCTGCCTAAAAATGTAGTGAGAAGTTTGATTCCTTGTTTGCCTAAATCTGTTCGTTTTTCTGTTTGCATAATGACGTTGTTTTTTTTATGGTTAATTAATAGCCGTTTTTGTCTAAATAAGAATTTATAAAGTGGCTCATTCTTTGATAAGAGCCGGGAACATTGTAAAAAATATAAATATCTTCAAGTAAAATAATTGCCTCCCCTTGTGTAAGTTCGGTTATTTTTTCTTCTAAAGGAATTGAATCATATCCTTTCAATCTGCAATAATCTCTTACAACATATAGCAAGTTTTCAACCGATGAAAGATGCGGCTGTATTGCAACATCTTTGTAGGCTTTGACTATCGTTCTTAACTCTTTATATTCAAAATAATCTGTTAGTTCTATCTTTGTTCTTTGGAATAGGCCGGGCAGTATTGAACACGCCCGACTTCCTCCTAAAGATTTATTTGAATAGAGTTTTGACAGGTTTTCTTCTATTGTTTCTGCTACTCTTGCTGAAATCATACGCTATCCTTTTTGTTTTGTTCTTTTTTGAAAAGTTCTGCGGCCGCTTCTATGTTTATATCTGCCTCTTGATACGTAGGAAATCCGGCTATAAATCTTGTTTTTTTCGGATCAATGTCTTTATACTGAACAGGTTTGTATCCTGTTCCTGCTCTGACTATTACCCAATAATCCGGGGAAATATCAACATCCTGAGCAATGAGTTTTGCACGTTTGAAAAAATTCCCTTTATATAAATACGCTTTCTTTACAAACTCATAATCTTTGAGCATTCTGGCCACGTATTTATCTCCTTCTTTGTTGGGTTCAACGTACTGTTTAATTATTTCAAATTCTTCTGAATTTTTGCGAAAATTCTCAATTATCGCAAGGTAAAGTGTTTTAAGTTTTTTGAGGCTATCTTGTTTTAAAATGAAATTTTTAACTAATCCAAATATGATTGCTATAATTATAGCAATTAAAAAGAAAAAAAGCACTTGAACCGTAAAATTTCCTATTGTTTCCATAATTTATTCTCCTTTCTGTTTTTCGTTAATAAAGTATTCCGGGTATAGTTTTTCTATATCTTTTATGATTTTAGAGCCAACGGGCATCCTGTTATAAGCCATAGAACACAAATATTTTATTGCATCCGGGGCGTTTTTCAGTTGTGTTGGTGTTAATCTATATAGCTTCATTCGTCCTCTCCTTCTTGTTTTAAAATTTCGTCAGCAATACGATACAAAGCTTTTGTAAGTCTGTATTCGTAAGTTGTTTGTATTGAATATAGAGTTTTCCTGTGTTGTTCTATTATAGGGTCTTTGCCAGTTTCTCTAAGATTAACATAATCTTCGTCAACCTTAAAGAAATTTCCTGATTGATTTTGCACCATATCTTCATCTTCAAGTTTTACACGAATAAACTCTTTTGGTAAATTCATGGCCTGACAAACCGCATAAAATCGTTTGCTCATTCCTACTGTTGCTTCGTTTGCTTCCGGGAATGCAGGCATACCAGAATTTACTTTTCTAAAGTGTTCTTTCGCTTCTTTTTCTTTAACTCTTTCTTCCTTAGCTTCAAGGAGATTGGCAAAATATTCAGTCAAGTCTTTTGCGCTGTCTATTGAATTGCCGCCTCTTTTCTCTATAATTTCTCTTACTTGTAGGTATATGTTTTTATTATTCATAACTATTCTATTTTTTTGATTTTATAATCTCTGCTGTTAACTCGTCTGGTTCCTTTAAATGAATTCTTCTCTTATTTCAAATCTTTCTTTGAATGTATCAAAGTCCATTTTTAATCCTGTTTCTTCTTCGTATTCAAGAAAATCAATAAAAGTGTCATTCAGCTTTAAAACGGTGAAAGAATCATGATCTAAGTCATCATTTAATTTGGTCAAATGATTAAAAAATCTGTTTACTTGTGAATCTGTTATTTCGTAAGCCATAAGTTTGTAATTTTAGGTTTAACATTAAATAGAACCCTGCCCGGAATCGAACCGGGCAATATTCCAAACAGGGTTAATCTTGCAGAAGTATCAAATTTCCTCTATCTATTAGTTCATTGTATTCCTCGAATAGAGAATCAGAAATTTGTTCAATTCTAAAGAAGTTAGCTTTGTCGTAGCAATCAACAATTCTTTGTTTTTCTTTCATGTTGATTGCTAACCTTAATTCGTCTAATACTTCTTCAAATTGTTTTTCTTGTTCGTTCATTTTTGACGCTGGTTTTTAGGGTTAATAAATATTACAATTTAATTTGATACTTTCGATTCATACGCATAATAAATACCATCCTTTGTTATGAGTTGAAATTTGAATTTTGCGTCTTTATCTAAGATAAATGAATCATATACCCAAACTATTTTGTTTGGCTTATTATCCCTAAAGTCAAATATACAATGCCATATATCTAATTTTTTTGCTTCAACTTCTCTGGGATTATACCATTCGTGTAACGCATCTTTTATAGCACTGTATTTTTTATGATTAGATTTATCTTTCGTTTTCAAATCTATTTCTCCAATAGTATAATTACCATCAGAAGTTAATTCTCCGTTTGCAAGAATCCCGTATTTTTTATTTTTATGATTAAACATTGCAAACCATAATTCAGGAGATGATAAGGTCTCTAAAGAAGCCTCGTCTTTTAACAAATTAAAAACCTCCATTTTGCCGTGGTTGTAAAATTCGACTTCTCCAAAAAAGTTTTTAAATTTGTTTAATTTTCCTGTTGTAATTTGTAAGTAATCCATATTATAATTGATTTTAAGTTTAAAAATTAAATTTAAGTCATTTTTTTGAAAATTGAAGGCCGAAATGATTATTATATCATTCCAACCTTCAAGTTTTAAAATTTGCCCGAAAAATTAAATTTTACAGGGCAAAAATAACAGAAGTTGTTAGGATTGTTAACACTGTGATAACTTTCATTACTTCTACCTGTTTTCTGATTTGATTCTGTGATTGCATAAGACGTTAGTTTTTAGATTCGACTTCGACTAAGACCGGGAAATTAATCCCGGTTTCTGCCCTTTAGGCTTCATCAGTTAGTCTCTTGCAAGCATCTATAATAGCTTTGTCTTTTTCAAAGAAGTTAATTAATCTTTTAAACATTGTATTTGTATATGCTTCTTGCAAAAAAATGTAGAAATGAAGGAAAGAATAATTAAAATCTTTGAATAAAGTCCAAGCCAATTCGCCTGCACTTTCAAATATTTCATGAAATAATTCTTCGTCAGCTTCATTTTCAAAAGTTATAATTTTGTCAATTAATGCTTGTGTAATCATAGGTATTAGTTTTTAAGATTCAAAATTATTCATTCGTTCGTTAACCGCCTGATTGAAAGTAACCGGGCTGTGTATTTTTAATGCTGTGCCGTAATGGTCGGGGAAAAATTCCCAGCGGAATCTTCCCCCGATTATAAAGTTTTCTTCGTCTAAATTTCTGCCTATCTCATTAAGATAGCCTTCTGTATCTTCTCTTAATTCTTCCATTGTCATTGCTCGTCTATTTTTTCAATTATCTCCATCATATAATCGCGCGCATCTATCAAATTATCTAAATGTTTTTGATATTGTTCTCTGGCTTCTCTGTATTCTTCCCTGCTGTAATTTCTGCCGTTTGGCATATTGGAAGATAATACATGAATAGCATCATTGAGTTGAATTACATTCGCACCAAATTGATCTCTCAATTTGTCTTTTGTATCTCCGTTCATGTTGACTTTAGGATATATTATATTCATGGTTATTTGGTTTTTAGCTGTGCAACAATTCTTTTTTAGAAACAAGTGGAGCAAAAAATTCAAGATTAAGTTCAATGTACTCTCTTACCTTATCTAATCCTGAACAAACTAACTGAAAGTGACTTATACCTGTGTATTTTTCAACTGCATCACAAAGGTTTCTTTCTGCATCGTTCATTTGATTGTAAGCAATTAATACAGGACAATATCCAAAATTAACATTGTATCCTTCATTCAAATAAATCTCATGTACTTCTTTCTGATATATTTCAAAATCTTCATCGCTTATTAAATGAAGTCTGTCAGGGTTTGTTACTACTTCGTGTTTTCTCCCTTTCTTAACTTGTTCGTCAGCTACTTTGAATTGATGTTTTTCTAATACTTCAACCTGTAATGGTCTAAGGTGTTCGTAAACTGTTTCGTAGTATGCTTTTGCCATGAACAAAGTTTCTGCGGATTTAATACATTGCCTATCTTTTGTCATTTTTTTGAGTGTTTCTCTTGTAATATTCATTTCGACATTGGTTTTTTAAAAATTTGAAAATAATCCCCGGACAATTCCGGGGATGTTTGTTTTATTGAATAAATACTTTTTGTTCCTGTGTTGTAGATATAGAAGGATTTGCTGTTTTTGCAAATTCTTCAATTTTTTTAGTGAATTGTTCTGGTATTTTTCTATACCATTTAATTTGTCTTTTTGCGTCTATATGAGCGATTTTTAAAAAATCGTTGTTTTTTTCTATCTCAGTGGTGCAAACTGTTATTCCGTTTCCTAAGTGCATAAAACGTAAATTTTCTAATGACTTTAATTGTGTTGTTTTTTGCATGATTACTCGCTTTTTAATTTAATTCCATAAGTTTTTGCGATATTCTGCAATTTCTCAGAAATGTATTTAGGATCATATTCGCCATTGAAGGAGAAATTTATTTCTCTTTGCAATCCTTCTAACTGGCCTTTTACGTAATTTTGTGCGCCATCATCTTGGCTCATTGGAAACTGTCTAAATTCTTGCATAATTATTCATTTTTTTTAATTTGACGTTGGTTAATTAAGAGCAGGAATGGGATTCTAAAATTTGAATTGCTTCTCTGTATTCTTGTGCTTCCTGAGAAACATATCTAATTTTCTGTTTAACGTCTCTTGTTTGTTTGTACTCTGCGAGACATTTAAGCGATTCATTAATAGCTTCTAATTCAAGTTTTAATTCATTGATTGGTCTGTTCAGTCTCATTTCTTTCTGATTTTTTGATTTGATGTAAATAAGGAACAAACGGATCGTTTTTTGCATAATATTCAATATCTTCATCCGTGTATCCCTGTGCTTTTAATTCGTCAATATCTTCTCCTGATATAGTATTATATACAGGGCTGTTGCCAACGTAACCGAGAAAATATTCCCGGTTACTGTGTTCTGGTTCAATTACTATTTCAATATTCATAAGTATTTGATTTTGTGGTTTTAAAAAACGAAAAAATGAATAAATAAAAGATAAATAAATACTGCGATTGTTGCGAATGCCATTGACTGTAATGTTATTCCTTTTTCCTCTTTGTTTTGCATAATCATTTGATTTTTAGGTTAAAATTAGAACCCGCAGGAAGAATCGAACTTCCTAAAATCCCTATGATTGCGGGTTTGTAAACTTTGATTGTTTCCTATCTCTTATTATATCGGCGACAACAACATGGCGGTTGCGCTAACTCCCTTCAAATCATTCCTTCAATATTTCAAAGAACAGCCCCTTGCCGGTTTGCGTTGCTGTGGTTTGGCATCACATGGGCGTTCGGTGGTGTTTTAGTGACTTGGCGGCTTGCCTTGTCGGTTGTGAAAGATCGTTGGTACAAATCTAATATGTTGTATGCAATTTTGCAAACATTTTTGTAATTTTTTTTGTATTCTTTTTAAAAATCCCTGTTTGATGGTGGGTTTGGAAGCATAATAATTTTGTAGTATGTTTCTGTATTATTCGCTGATTCGTGTACTGAGATATACTTTACTGATTTTCAGAAAAAGATATACAAAAATAATGCGCTTGCAATGCGAACGCAATACGAACGCAATGCGGTTATAATGCAAACGTAATGCGTACCCAATGCCATTAAGAGTAGAGTAGAGTAAAGTAGAGTAGAGTAGAGTAGAGTAAAGGAGAGAAAAGTATATAAAAGTAAAAGTGTGTGTGAAAATCACTTACTCAGTTGGATTGAAAAATAAAAATAACTCCCACTGGTGCGCTGTTCTTATGGGTAGCGTTGGGAGTCTTATTAATCAAAGGAGTAATCTATGCTGTGGACTATCTTAGCTTGTTAGTGTATTTATGATTGTAGATACATTCGACTGAGTTAATTCGTGTATTTTTCTTAAATTGTCCTGCAATAACAACAATTAGATAACGAAAACTGGATAGTGTTCTATCAATAAGAAAATCATCGTAGATATTTGAATCCTGCGGCCTTTTTCCTCTGAGAAATTTGTAATTAATTCCATCTTTTGAGCCGTACAGGTATGCGCTTGCGTATGTACCGCTTTTAATTTCAAAATGTCCTCTTACTGCAAGCCTTCTTAGTTGTTTGAATCCCTGTGATCCTAATTTGATTGCTCTTGTTTGAATAAGACAATGACTTGAAGTTTCTTCTTCTTCTGTGAGATAGTATAATTTATCTCCGTTTTGTGCTAAGATTGAAGGATACAGATTAATGAAATTTTCAAAGTTTTGCGTTATTTTGTGCCATGTGCCGGATTTTAGATTATATACAAAGCTGAAATTATATATCAAATTTCCGTTTTCATCTTTTTCGTTATTTGAAACAACAATTTCATCATTGAAATAATCATACTCAATAATTGAATGAGAAAGGAAATTTTGAAAACTTGAATTGTCTAAATAGTTATATAGGTCAACAAGGTAATCTTTGCTAATATCCCCCTCTAAATTTTGATTATTGATAAGTTTATTTTCTGTCTCATTCATCATCGAAAGAGAAATATTTTGAGTTTTATCTCCTGCTATAATTTTCAAACCTTCATGAGTTGCGAAAATTATACCTTTTCCGGTATTAGTTACACTATTTGCACTAATAGGAACTTCTTTATTTAATTCTCTGATATTTGAATAGAGAACTTCTCCTGATCCTTGTTGTAATGTGTATGTTCCTTGTTTTGTGAAAACATATACAGGAAATTGTCCGTACTGTCCGGGAGATAATGCTCTTGTAATTGTTTCAAGTGCAATTATTTCATTGTCTGAATCTCCAAATCTGTAAGAGTTTTTTGCAGGATATACGAACGGATTGTTTAATTCTGATATTTGCACCCGGTTTGTTTCTTTTGAAATTCTGTTTGCATTTTCGTATATACTTTTAGATGCATCAGTGGTAGTTTCACAATTTTGCGCTTCCAGTGCAAAATTTTCTTTTTCTCTTGATTCAGAGTATTTTTGATTATTTTTATTTATTGCATACGACAAATTAAGATAAGGATGTGATTGAAGTTTCTTACTATATACGACTTCTTGATTGTGTAATATTTCTATTTTTTGTGCTCTGGTATCTGGATAAGTCAATAAGTCAGGCATTAATGAATTATTAGATGCAGAAATAAGATCAAGGTTTTGGTTTATTACCGTTTTTCTGTCTGCATTTGCGTTTAATGTTACCCTGTAATGCAAATCTTTTGCACTAAACGTGGTTTTTGATGTTTCTGTGCTGTCTGTTTTTGAAATACTTCCCCCATCTTTTTGAAAAGTTGACGTAAATATTCCAAAAGTTGTTTCTATTTCAACATATATATCAACTGGTTCTGAATATTCATGAATCAAATTAGTTACTGCTCTATCAATGAAAAGACGATTTGATTTGAACCCTTTTCCGGCAAAAGTATAATATGTATCTCCGTTAATTTTTAATGTAGCAATAAATTCACAATCCAGTGTATTGTCAATTTTTACAACATACTTGTTTGGAACCGGATAATCTCCATCGTTATATAATAGTAATTTTGTTATACTAATATTTCCCGGATCGTAATTGTTTCCATCAGCGCCGCCAATATTGAATCTGTGTCCTGAGAAAAGATGCGTATAATTGTTGTATAAATGCAATCTGTTGTTATACAGAAAATTGTCTTTTGCTGATAAACGATGGTTTGTAAAATCATTAACAGGCAATGTGCTATTTACTTCTATGTTTTCTGGTATGTCTATTGTTTTAAGAAACCATTCATTTATTTCGTCTGTGCTTTCTAATATTTCATTAATTGGTATTTCTGAGACTTTGTAATAATTTGGATCAGAAAAAAGATCATCTGGATTCTGATCAGAGATTGGAGCAAAATGAGGATAATATTCAAAAAATAGCGAATATCCTTCTTCACCATGATGAAGATGGATATAATCTTCCCATTCGTCTTTATTAAGATTATATTGTGTTCGTGGTTTTGTCATAAATACGCACAAAGATTCAATGATTCCCTGTTCTTCCAATTTTTGAAGAATATCTTTTGTAGAAGTATCCTTATAATCAATATATTGTCCTACTTCTGAATAAAAATAAGGAATTTTTGTTGCAAATCTTATTTTCCCAAAACTTACGTTTTCAATTCTGTGAACGTCTGGCCCGTCTCTACCACTTGTTTTTGACCAATCTGCATGAATATAACTTAAATGTGATCCTTTGCCTAACTCAATGTGAATTGGTTGACTATACATTATGTAGCTTCCATCGTACAATTTATAAGCTGTTCGTACAAAAGTATGTCCTACACTATACCCATCTTCTGCATACTCTGATTTCATTGAAAAATAATTACCTAAGGCTTCTTTAAAATCTAAACCGTTTTCTGCAATTAAGTCATGTTGTTTGTCTGTTTCAGTTATCATTGTTCTTAAAACAGGAAAGTAATGTAAATAAGAGAAACTATCGGATTCTTTATTGTATAGAAAGAAAAATGTTTCTTTTTCTGAACTAACAATCAATGTTTGGCCTAAAAAAGAAATTCCAAGATAACTATTATTAGATTCAAATGAATAATAATAACTATCAGTATTACTTGAATTAAAAATTACATTCATTGTGTTGTTTAGAATATCAGCATAGCATACTTTAAAATCTCCTGTAATAAGGATGAATTTTCCTTCCGGTGTAAAAGGTGGTTTTCTTATTTCTCTTATATTGTCAACAGGAAATACAGAATCGTCAAGTTGTTTGTAAATTTTCTTTTCTGCAACTCTTTCAAAATCACTGTATCTTTTTCTGAGATTAATTACTTCCTGACTGGCTCCATCTTGTACGAGATTATCAGAAATGTTTCGTGCAATAGATTGAATCTGAAATGTACCGTGTTGTTTTTGCATAATTACTCGTTTTTATTGTTATTCTGTATGT